TTTGACTTTGTGCATAATGACCACCGTAAGTGTTATCAATATAATTCATCACATCATCTAAGATAATTTTTTCTTTAAATTTATAGTTCATAATATACATTCTATCATAAAATCATACTTTTGTCAAGCCTGAAATTAATTAAAGGGCGGCGATTAAGCCGCCCCATCTATTTACTTAATCTCAAAAGTTTTTGCTTTCTTGTGGTCTGGAACAATTCGTTCTAAACCTACTTTAAGCAAACCATCTTTTAGTTCTGCACCTTTGACTTCAACGTCATCAGCAATCGTAAAGACTTTAGAGAAATATCTTTTAGCAATACCTTTGTGTATTGTTTCTGTATCTTCCTTTTCTTCGTCTTTAGGATATGGTTTTGATTTAATTGTTAATTGATTGTTTTCGTATTCAACTATAACATCATCTTTACTATATCCTGCTAATGCCATTTCAACATCATACTTGTTACTGTCATGTTTAACAATATTGTATGGTGGGAAATTATTTGCTGTCAAGTGAGGAAGATGAGTTGTCATTTCGTCAAAATGCGAAAATAAATCATCATACCCTACAGTAAATGGTTTAAGTGAATTAAAAATAGATAGTGCTTTGTAATTGGTCATTTGAACCTCCTTTTGTTAAAGCAAAGTTATTTTTTTATATAAATTGAAACACCCTTATGGCATGCTTCGTAAGTATTTATATAATCATTAAATTTCATATTTCAAGTGGCAGTTTTTAAAGAGATACTGCCAAACTCAATGTCTTGCATTTACGAGAGGCAAGACTTACCTAGGATTTACGAGCTACCTAGATAAACTATTTATGCGTATGCTTGTCCCTCAAGCGCCATTAAGCCAGCGGCTACAATCGCTTTTGAAGGTGTACCAATTCTGTAACTAGTACCATTAGAAGATTTATTGATATATACACAATATCCTTCTTCTCTTAACTTATCAACAACCGCTCTTGGTCTCTTTAAGTTAAATTTATTTTGTGCGTCAGTCCATGACACACTTGCACCTCTTAACATTGAGTTAAGAAATTTAGTGCTATTCGCTATTTTAGCTCTTCCCATAACAACTTTTCCTTTCGTTTTCTTGTTTGTCTTGGTCGTCTTTTCACTATCGCTAATGAAATCTTTTATAAAGTTTAACATCTTATTGTTCCCTTTCCCTTATTTTTTTGTTTTTCAGGACACGCTTAATGTTTTCCTTTTTTAATCTGAGTTTTTTTTCTGATGGTTTTTCATAGTATTGTCTTGTCTTCAACTCTCTCACTACACCTTCTCTCATAAGTTTTTTCTTAAGCTGTCTGATTGCTTTTTCAACATTATTGTTTTTTACTACAACAGTTATTGACATAATATACCCTTTATTGGAGCGGATGGCAGGTAACGCTCCTGCATTTCCAGTTTGGTAAACTGGCGTAATACTTCTATACCACACCCGCTTGTTTTAAATCCGTGGACATTGCTGCCCACGGATACGAGGTCTACATTATGAATGTTTTTATTAAACACTTGGAGTTTCCTCTTCCATGTTTATTGCGTCAACATCATTCGCATTTCCAGATATATCTTCCATGTTAACACCAGCGTCAACTTTAGAATATAAATCTAAGAAACTGTTTTTAGTATCGTCATCAAATCTGTTTACACAAACTTGAACAGCTTTAAGTTTATTCTTAAAGATAGCAAAAGCATTAATGATATGCACTAGTCTTCTAGTAGCAATAATCTCATCAACACCGCCATCATAAAAAGTTTTTCTAATAACATCTGCCCATTTAACAAGGTTCTCAGTAAACTTAGGATCCTTTAAAGCATAAGCGGACATAACGTTATCTAAAATTTTCTGTTCTACTTTTACAGGAGGATACTCTTGTTCAAATGTAACAGGAAATCTTTCAAGGAATGCTTCATTGAGTATATTAGTACCAATAAATCTTCCGTCTTCACTACCTTTACCCTTAGTATTGGCAGTAGCAACAATGTTGAAACCTTCAGCAGGTTCAACAAATTTACCAATCTTTTTAAGGAACACTCCGTTACCTTCTAAGATAGGTTGCAAACACATAATTTTGTTTGAAGCAAGGTCAATCTCATCTAATAAAAGAAGAGCACCACGCTTCATAGCGTCAACAACAGGACCGTCATGCCATACTGTAGCACCGTCAACTAATCTGAAACCACCAAGTAAATCATCTTCGTCCGTTTCAACAGTTATGTTAACTCTAATTAATTCTCTTTTTAACTCAGCACACGCTTGAGTAACACCTAAAGTCTTACCGTTACCAGAAAGACCTGTGATAAATGTAGGATAGAATATTTTAGATTTTACAATATTCTTAATATCTTTGTAATTACCAAATGATACGAAAGTTGCCTCTTTATTAGGAACTAAACTCTCAGTATTTTGAGCAGTCTCTTTTAAAGTAACTGTCTCAGCAACTGCTTTAGTCTTAGGCAATTTCTGTTTGATATTCTTACTAGGGTTTACAACACCGTCAGTAGGTAATTTATATACGCCTCTGCCCACTTTGTAATCTCCTGAATTTACTAACCAACTGTTACCAGTAAGGTTAAATTTTGTTTCAATTTCTTGTACTTGCTTTCTTGTTACTGTATCAGTACCAAGTTCTTTAACCGCAAGGTCAACAAACTTTTTTTGTTTCTCGTTTAACATAATTGTAGTCCTTTCACTTTTTTTCATAATATAACTATATCCTATCACACTTTGTTGTTAAAGTCAAGCGTTATTTCAAATAAAAAACCTTTATATTTCAACGCTTTCCAAATTAATTGCTGTGTCAACATGTCGCACTTAGTCATTTTTTTCATTTAGGCAACTCTTTCCACAAATTTATTCAGTAAAACTCTGGATATCTTTTTAGTTTTTAAAGTCTTACCAAATTCTGATTTCATTTTAGCAATTGACATATCTGGATCAATCTTCGCTTCTTCGTCAACTATCTTTAAATTCTTTTTTGGAATGATAAACAATTCATCATAACCATTACCAACAATAGTACCAACTTTATCTTTACGCATTTGTTTTCTTACAGCGTCAACACCATTATAACCGGCACCTTCTGGTAAGAAATTTGATATATCATAGTAACTAGCATTATTTCTACTTGTAACATAGAAACCTACAACGTTAGTACCAGTAGCATGTCTTAACATATCAAATATAACAGCAGTTGATTTTGTAAATCTATGACTTTCATAAGGATAGTTTTTTCTAGTAATTGAATTTTTAATAACTAAATCTGCTCTTTCAGCACCATAATCTAATTCTAACTTGCCATCTACTTCAACAACAGTATTATACATTGAATGACCACAACCATCAGTTAAAAAGATTGTATTCATTTTTTGTATCTTATGTTTAGCAATAAAGTTTTTAACAATAGTTATAGAAGCAACTACAGCAGGATCCAAAGGAGTACCGCCAAGTCTCATACAACTAGGTATATCAATTGGTTCTTCATAACTGTCATAATTTCTTCTATGATTATAATATTGAGTATGATACTCACCAAATCTATATAAGTTTAACATATTCTCATTATACTCAGGAGTTTTTTGGTCACTTGATAACCACTCAATTAAGTTTACGTTTTCAATAAACAAGTCACCGTGTTTATGTTTAAAAGGATTGTTATTAATATCTCTTGTTGCTCTACTTGAATAACCATAATCATCATCAGCGTCTTTTTTATAGAACGCAGCTCTAGTAATATCTGAAAAAGCAAATACTCTAAAAGGTATTTGAACTGCTTTACAAAACATTACTAAGTTTAAAGTTTGTTTGATTGTGTCATCAATATTTTGAGACATGGATCCAGACCAATCTATAAACATAATCATACCATGATTTTTGGCACCTGGTTCTACTTGAATTTTTTTGAATATATCATCATTGAATTTATATGAGTGAATTTTATTCATATTGATAATACCAGTTTTACTTGTCATAGACTTTTTATAATTATCTGCCGCTTTTTTCATTTCAAACTCTTTTGCCATATAAGAGATTGTACCAGATTGTGATTTCTTCCACTCTTTAAATCTATTCACACTATTTGCTAACAATCTAGGAGTTGATTGATATTTTACATAGTAATCTTTGTATATCTTAGCAATTTGTTTTGTAGATACAATAACGTCATCCTCATTAAGACTTGGTAATGTAACATACATACGGTCTCTAGTATTCTCAGACATATTTGATAAAGACTTCATTGCTTCATTAAATACTTCATCAGTTAATGAACCGTCACTTTTTGAAGGAGTAATTTTTTCAGGTTGATAATCTGGATTATGACCACCCATGTGACCTTTGTCACCATCTACTTTTTGTTTATTATCGTTTTCAGGTTTGTCTTCGTTACCTTGTGAACTACCAGAAGTATTGTCTTCTTGTTTATCTTCTTCTTTATCGCCACCAGATTGTTCTTGTTCTTGGTCACCTGGATCCTGACTATCTGAACTATCAGATTGCTCTGATTGATTATCTAATTCATCTTGGTCAAGTTTATCTTGTTCTATTTCTTTTAACTGTTGATATAAAGGGTCTTTTTCTTTATCGTAATTTTCTTCACCAGAATATTTGAATATTTGTTTTGCAAGGTCAATTACATCATCAAAAGTTTCTAAGTGATTTGATTTTTCAATAAATGATTTTTCTTGGTCATTAAACTCAATAGTATTTTCTAAGTGACCAGATTTTGTAAACACATTAAGTCTATCAATAAATCTCATATTGTTTGCTTCGTCACCAATCTTACCAAAAAAGTCTCTAGCAACTAATTCTTTGTAACCGTTAAAGTATGATTTTCTAAGACCAGGGTATTTTAATTTCATCTTCTTATCAATTCTGATATCTTCAATAACATTCATGTAAGAATGAGGAATATTGTATTTCTTTTTTGCTTCGTTTAATTTTGTCTCATCAGCAGGAGTCCATAATGCGTGACCAACTTCGTGTCCACATAATAAGTCATAAAGGTCATTAGACATATTGTCCCATATTGGAAGACATAAAGTTCTAGTCTTAGGTACAAAGTGTGCTGTCTTAACTTTACGGTGTTCTACATTTAGATTTTCTGTTGCAAGTAATTTAGCAAGATTTGATTTTTGCTCTTTTGAAATAGTATTCATATTTGACCTCGTTTTCATAATATACTGTATATCCTATACCAATTTGGTTAAAAAGTCAACATATATTGGCATAAAATACAAAAAAAGAACCTTTATAAATCAACGATTTATTGCTGGTGCGTCATATCGCACAGCCTATGTTCTTGTTTTGTTCTTATCTTCCTACCTGTTTTAGATACTTTTCCTTGGTTTCTTCCCATGTTAAATGTATCAAGTCATCATAGTAAAGCGTCTCCATGTTTGTCCTTGTTTGGTCAATCAATGATTTAATACGCTTTCTAGCATAACGTTCTCGCCATAATTCTGATAATGCGTCAACGCTACTCTCAAAACTTTTGACTAGTTTATCTTCAGGTATTTCTTCTCGTAAAAATTCTCTTGTATTATCATATAGTGTGGAAAAATAGATACCTCTACTGTGGTCTGACTTTGTTAACTCTTTTGGTATACCTAGTTTACTATATGCAAATGTATGACTTCTATTTCTGTGGTCTCTCTTATATGGTTGACCTGTAGGTTTTGTAGCACTATACCATTCAAAGTATTTTCTGGTGTGATTTTCCATAATCCACTTTCTTAACATTTGAATAGTAGGTTTTGTTGCTTCGTATGATACACTACCTGCACTATGACCTCTTTTCTTCCAATGTCTTAAATTTTGATATTGACTAAAACTACCATATAAACTTGTAGTTGTAACACCAACCATTGTATCGCCATATTCTCTTTTCCATGTCTCTTGTACTTTATCTGATAAACACATCAACGCAAGTAACTTACCACCTGTGTAATTATAACCTAGTGGTTGTAGTGGCACAATCGTACTACCTATCGCCGTGTGATTAATCATCTTTTTAGTTTTACGTTCTCTATCCCAACCTATGTAACTATCTCTAGGTGTTAAATCTAAAAAGTCACTTGATATACAAATGACACCTAGATATTTCTTTGTTGGTTTATCTCTTACTATAAAGTTTAGATTACGACCTATATTGTTATTGTTTTTCATTGTAGAGGCAAATGTTCTTATTGCGTTCCACAATTGTGGTAATTCTGGACTATCTTTTGTATAGATTAGTTCTGGTTGTAACTTCTCAAAATCCATAGGATCCTGAGGTGACCATATATTGTTCTTTACATGAGTTAATAGTTTGTCTTTTGATAAATCTACTAATTGACTTTCTTCGCCAAATAAAGTGTTTACTGTCTGAGCAGGATACTTGTTTTTAACTTCACACCATTTTTGATATAACGTATATTCTTCTACCGTCATACCAGACACATAACCTAGTTCAGTAATTAAACGTTCTTTAAGTTCGTTTGTATCTATATGTTCGTAAGGTGTAGGGTTTTCTTGTTGAAAGGTCTCCCATTGCTTTTCTAATAAAGGGTCTATAATTTTTTCTGCCATAATATAGTCTATATCCTATCACAAATTAATCAAATTGTCAAGCCTTGATTGAAAAGCGTTGTAATACCACTCTTTTGACTTCAATGTTCTTCGTTTATAGTCTTCTAATATCTCATTATACTTTTCTTGCCAGCTATTATTTGTTCTCATTTCTTCAATCTTAGAATATAAATGTTCTACATCTACCACTCTTTGCCATTCGTTTCCAACTATTGTATTGTTTACGTCATATTTCATATGAACAAATGGTATTATGCCACATGCTAATGCTTCGTGGTATCTACTTGTTGTTGCTGTCTCACTCATCCAGTTAAAACACATTGTTGTTTTACCATTTGTTAAGTGTGGTAATAGATTTCTCATCTTATCTATTTTCTTATCTCTTTGTACACCTGAAAACTTACCAATCCAGTATGCACTAATTTTTTTCTCTTTGTATATTTGTTTAAAGAAAGTGTGTCTTATATCTCCACTATCAACATTATCTGCCGTCTTTCTTTTGTCTGTACCCCAATATACAAAATCATATGCTCTTGTACCTTCTTCTAGTTTAGGTGGTATTGCGTCTGTGATAAAATGATACTTCATAGCATGTATGCCACCTTCAATATCTATTTCATCTAATATACTTACCTTACCTATATCAAATCCTTTAAATGTTTTGTTTCTGTATAGTTCTTCATTATCTGCTCTATCACTTCTCATTATAATAATATGTTTGTCTGCCAACATGGCACCTATCTCTTGTACCTTTTCGTTACTACGAAATACTTGTCTATTGTCCTGAAAATTTTTGATATGGAATGTAAACTCATTCTCACTTGGTATTAGAATAACATCACTATCTTTAATATCATCCATTTTTTGTCTGTTTGCAAAACCAAAACCAAAGTTGTAATATCCATATTGATGTTGTGGTCTTTGTATTTGATATTTTTTATATAACTCATAAAAAGAATCCATAATATCTAATAACGGTTCTTTGTAATTTGTTCCACTTCTTAATCTAGCAATTGTTATTTTCATTCTACTATCCTTGTAAAGTTCTTATCTTTCTCAAACCTTATTTGTTGTTTAAATTTGTCTGCCATAATATCTGTCTTGTGAGATATAATAAAAACATTCTCACCTTCTAGTGTGTTTAGTATCTTTAAGAAATCGTCTGTGCCTTGTCCGTCTAAACTACTATCAAATATTTCATCTAGTAATAATAGATTTGTTGATATACTGTTTTTCATTTTAGCAATAGCACGCCATGTAAATAACAATGCAAGATTTATTCTCATCTTCTCACCTTCACTAAAACTTGTATAACTAAAATCGTCTCTAAATCTACTTCTTATTATTTCCTTAAACTCATCATCTAATTTAAAGTTAACAAAGAAATCCATACTAGCAAGATACTTGTTAATTAACTGGTTCATAATAGGCAAGTATTGTTTAATAACTTTTGTTTTGATACCTGTATCTGCTAACATTACTCTTGCCGCTTGTAGGTAATCAGTTTCTTCTTTTTTAGTTCTTATTGAATTTTCATATTCTTGTAATTGATTTTCTAATTCTTCTAACTTACCTTTTGCTTTACCTGTGTCTTCACTTTGTTGTGATAACTGTTCAATGTTATGTGCCAGTTTTGTGTTAATATTGTGTAACTCATTTTTTGATTGTTCATACTTAACACTATCAATCTCTAATACTTTTATTTCTTCGTGTACACTAGCAATTGCTTGTAATCTATTTTGTTTAGTTGTAATCTCTTTGGCAACATCTGCTAATGCCTGATTAAATTTAATAAGTGATTTGTTTTCATCAGCAATCTTTTCTGATTTAAATTGTGGGTCAATACTTTGTTGACAAGTAGGACAGTTATCATTGAGTTCATAAAACTTCTTATGTTTTGTACATTGATTTACTTTACTTTCAAATTGTGTTTCAAAACTATTCAGTTTCTTAACTTGTTGTCTTACCTTATCTTCATCTAGTATTGTTGTTTTAATATTTGTTATCTGTTTATTGATACCATCAACATGTGTTGAATACTTGTCTATTGCTTGTTTATTATCTTCTATCTTAGAATTATAATCATCTATAACTTTTGTATTCTGTTTACCTGTATATTGTAAATATTGTTGTTGAGTTTCTACCTTACTCTTTGTTATTTGTATATCTCTATCAATATCTCTTATCTGTTCAGTAACTTCTTTGATTTGCATTTTAACTAACATATTCATTACTGAAAATATCTTAATATCTAAAATGTCTTCTACTACCTCTCGTCTATGTGGTGACTTCAATTCCATAAAAGGAACAAATGTACTACTACCTAAGATTACTACCTGAGTAAAACTTCTATAGTTAAATTTAAGTATATTATTCTCTAAATGTTTTTGTTGGTCAGCTATAGTTGCTTCTTGGTTTATCATTTCACCATTTAAGTATATCTGAAATATATTAGGTTTAATACCTCGTACTACTCTATACTTGTTTTGTGCAATGGTAAAGTTTACTTCTATCTCAGTACCACCTAAGTTAATACTGTTAATTAATTGTTCTTTCTTTATATCTCTAAAAGCTTTATTAAATAAAGCAAAACACAATGCGTCAAGTATAGTTGACTTACCTGCACCGTTATGACCTATAATAAGTGTTGTTTCGTCTTTGTTTAAATCTATTTCTATACCTTGTTGTCCTGTTGAAAGAAAGTTCTTCCATTTAATCTTTTCAAATACTATCATACTTCGTATCTTTTTTCTCCCATAACATATAGTTTACTATCTGGTCTTTGAAACGCACCATTACCACTTACTGATATTCTTACACCATCACACTTAAATGGTGGCACAGCATGTTTTAACTGAGACGGAAAGATATACATTTCATTTGCTTCAGGTACTCCCATGTGAATATTTGTTACCCAAGGAAAAGTTACATCTGGATTGCCACTTGTCTCGCCATAACTAAATGCAATACAACCAGGACCAGGACCTTTCTTTTTATAATTTTCTCTTTCTGCTTTCATGCCCTCTGGTATCTGTAAATAGATTACCCAACTAAAGTCACCAGAATGTGTATGTTCAGGTTGATATTCATTGGCATGTTGATAATTAATCCATACGTTCTCTATTACATAATCTGGTACAAAAATATAGTTATGAAAGTTCATACGTTCTTTTGTATAATGTGTAAACACATCTTTTAAACTTTTATTAAACCATCTTTGTTGTTTGCCATCAAATTGTCTTTCATGTCCTGTTTTTAAATCACCTGCTAAACTATCTTTAATAATTTGATTAGTATATGTACCGTCTTCTTGTAAATATCTATCTGTAGTTTTATCACCTTGTTCTAATAAATCTTTACAAAATTGTGGGTCTAATTTACAATGATAGATGTAAGGACCAAAGTACATATTTTTATATTCATATTTGTGGTCGTAATTACTCATAGTCAAATGCCTCCGTATATAAACTTTTCATTAAGGTTTTTAATCTATCTTTATTTAAATTCGTATCTGTTTGTTCTATATAGGTATCAAGTAAAGTTGGTGTATCTTCCGTCTTTTCAACTATATCATCATTTACTGTTGAAGCGTCTAAGTCTGAATAATCTTCTATAATTTTTAAATCATATACATTAGACTTTTGGTAAATATCATCAACAAATTTATCAAACATAAAGTAGTCTGATTTCTTTTCTACTATAAGTTTAATGTATTTGTTATTACATTCATTAAAATCAAAGTTCTTATAATCTGTAGTTTCATCATTGTAATATATTTTATGATGTATTGTTAAAGGGTTTCGTATTGGTGTAAGTTCTCTTGTTTCTGTATCGTAAATGTGAAAGTGTTTAGGACATTTATAATCTGACCAAGTCATTTCATATTGACAACCAAGGTAAAATATATGACCATCATCTGATTTCTTATGAAAGTGACCAGATAATACTGTTTCAAATCTTTTAAACATTTCTTTTTCTACACCTACATCTGAATGATGTCCAGTATGCATTTCAAAACCTTTAATCTCTAAATGACCCATAACAATGTCTGCTGTTTCTTGTTCTAACATCATTTTAGTTCTATCGTAGTTTTCAGGTGTTACCCATGGTATAATCAATATATCATGTCCTGCAATTGTAATCTTTTGTGGGTCTGAATAAACTTTAAACTGACTTAACAATTCTTTAGGTGCGTTTACTTCATTTGTGTTCTTGTAATAGGTATCATGGTTACCTACTATAAAGTGTGTATCATATTTCTTAAATTGACTTACTATCTTATTATTAAAATCAGTAAGTGTTTTAAAGTTTACATACTTACGTCTATCTAATATATCACCTAAATGAATAATTGTTTTGATATCGTTTTGTTCTAAGTATGGAAAGAATTGTTTTTGCCAAAACTTATACATGTATTCATGGTAATTTGGATTGTCATTACGACATCCAAAATGTGTGTCGTTAACTAGGGCGATTTTCATATATGTTGTCTTTTAAATATTGATATAAAGATGGCATAGTATTTACTATTTTTTGCCAATCTTGTTTGTTTTGTTCTAAATGATTTGTCCATTCTTCGTTTATCTCTTTTGTATCCGGGTCATACAATAATTGTTCTACATCTAATAATGATACTGCCTGCCAATTTAAACCTGTTGCTATATAATGCATACCACCTAATGGGTTAAAATAGTAATCTTGCATTTTGGCATTCATTAAAGATTGTACTTCTTTTAAATGTACCAAACTTCTTTTTCTTACATCTTGCCAATATGGTGTATCGTCTCTTAATGATAAGGCATAATGCATGGCAACAAATGTAACATACTCATCAAAAATACTATTACACTCTAAGTTGTGTGTGTCTCTATCCCATTGTGAAAAATCACCTCGTTCTAAATTAGATACTAGTTTCATTATAAACGTATGTGTTTGTAAAAGACCTGTGCTCTCTAATGGTTCTATAAATCCGGCAGATAAACCAATTGAACATACATTTTTTATCCACATTTCTTTTTGTCTGCCAACTCTCATACGGATGTTTTTAAATTCTAAATCGTCTCTACCTAAGTATTGTTTAAATTGTATTAATGCGTCATCATCATTGATATATTTACTTGAATAAACATAACCAGTACCAATTCTTTCCCAACTAGGTATATTCCACACCCAACCATTATCTATCGCCGTACAATTTGTATATGGTTCTAGTTGTTGTTCTTTGTTTGTGTATGGCATTCTTGTTGCCCATGCACTATCATTAGGTAATATATCATTGTAAGATATAAAATCACCACCAACTTTATTTAATATCATAGATTTAAAACCTGTACAGTCTATGACTAAATCACATTCATGTGAATTGATATGTGATACACCATTATCATTTTGTTGTACAAGATTTACATTTTCTAATACATGTTTCACACCTCTTGGTAAACAATAATGTTCTTTTAACCATAAACCAAATTTAGTGGCGTCAAAATGATAAGCGGTATCTGTTTTAAAATTGTAGTTAGGTAAAATATCATTAATATCACTTATTTTATTAGCATTAGAAATTAATACATTGGGTGACATGCACTCAGCATAATCACTATTAGGTAAATTTAATAATTGTTTTCTAAAGTACCATTTGTTTCTTTCTTTATCGTCCCAATAATATGGTCTGCCAAATGGGTAATGAAATGAACCTGCACCTTTTTTATAGAAGTCTGTAAATTTAATTGATAACTTATAACTAGCGTCACAGTAAGGCATAAAGTCTTTGTCTTCAATGTTGAGATAATTTAACCAACCATTGATATGACCTAATGTACTTTCACCTACACCAACTGTAGATACATCTGGACTTTCTATTACAGTTATATTTTTATCAGGAAAGGTACGAATGAGTGTAGCTGCTGACATCCAGCCTGCACTACCACCACCCACAACTATAATATTTTTCATTGCATAAAGTATTCTAGTTTAGATACTTTTTTCTTCCTTGGTTTCTTTTCTTTTGGTTTATCAGGTGCTATCTCTACCATATTCTTTCTTAAAAAGTCAGCATATGCGTTTTGATATTCTGTATTATCTGCTTCTTGTGAAACTAACTCATCTAAACCAGACTTCATTATTAGTTTCTGTTTAATAATTGTTTGTTTCTTTTCTTTTTGGATTCTTCTTATAAATGCGTAGTATATTATTTGTGTAAAGTAAGCAAATGGATTATTTGATTTTGTTGGATCAAAGTTAGAAACATATTGTAAACAATTTTCTATACCATCAGATATCATATCTTCTTTATAAGTGTAATTAATGAAGTTTGGTCTATATGATAAATGATTAGCAATCTTTAGAAAACACTCACCAATGTAATCAGTTATTGGTGGTCTAGGTTTCTTTTTCTTTTCTGCCGCTATACACTTTAATTTATATTCTTTCATGGCAACTAAAAATTCTTTATTAGAGACATAATGCTCTTTCTTTTTAGGCACCTTGATTGGTAGTGTAGTTTTCATATTATATTCCTTTTTAAAATATTACCATATTATATCACAATCTAGTAAAAAAGTCAAGCTGTTATACTAGATTTTGTAGTAATAAATTATTTTCATTTTTTTTGGTTTAAGCGCTTGACAATTTGAACAAAATGGTATATAATAGGCATGTGCCTCCTTCAGAGATAGATTACCTTAGAGTTACCTTAGTGTACTGTCTTCTTACCCATTAAGTAGTCTTGTGTCTCGTCATACTCAACATCGCCCAATTGGTCTAACAATTTACCAAAAGCAGCGGCTCTGTGTTTCTTTATTTCTTCAGGCGATTGTCTTAGTTTTCCACTACGAATATTCATATAATACTCAGAAATATCATCTGTAGGAACTGCAAAACATAAAATATTATTTTTATGTATAGATATTACTTTATCTTTAGACTTGAATAACCAAGGTTTAATTGTCATCTTTTCTTCCATCATATAGTCTCCCAAAAAGTCATGTGGGTGTAACTGTATAATGTAAGGTTCTTCTAATCTTATAAAATCTGAGTTATCTTGTACCATTACTATGGCAACAAGTTGTTCACCTGAATTTAACTTTACTATTCTAGGTGTTGGTATCTTCTTAATAGTCTCTTTAGGGTTAGTAGTCACTTTACTTCCTTTCTTTGGAGTTCTCATATCAAGTCCACCGTGTGTATATCATAATCAAACTGTTGTTCATTGTAAATATTTATCCTTTCCAAAAAGTGCTGGATTGTAAAGTTCTTCTTTTCTTTATAAGTAAAATCGTCAGATATATCATACACTTTAGCAGTATCTTTCTGCTCACCTAATCTTAAACCACGACCTATAGATTGTAAAACTCTTATAGGTGATTTAGTAGGGCTACTAAAAATAATGTTGTGTAAGTTACGAATATTGATACCAGTGCTATACGTCCCGTAAGAAGCGACAATAATCGTGTTGTCCAACTTTTCTGTGATTGCTCTAATTCTTTCTCTATCATTTGTTTCTGTTCCGCCGTAAACAAAAAATACTTTACGGTCTTTTGCTTTTGCCTTTATTTGGTCATGTAAAGGTTTTCCATGTTTTTCTACATACTGAAATAGAACTAGAGTATTACCTTTTTGGTCGATTGCCAGATTAGTTAAAAACTTATTTCTTCTTTCGTGTGTTACTATATAGTCAATCTCGTCTTGGAACTTTGCATTTTTTATTTGCATACATTCTTCTTTTGGATATTTTAAGACAATACATTCTATTTTTAAATCCGCTAATTGTTTCTTATCTATTAATTCTTTTGTAGTTGTAACATAGTGAACAGGTCCAAAGAGACCTTCTAATACTAACTTATGTACTTTACTATCATCTAGTGTACCAGTTGTACCTATTCTAAACTTGGCATTAATGCAAGCTGCCATAATCTTTTGTAATTCTTTTGATTTATATAAGTGTGCTTCATCACCTATTACACAATCAAACTGTTCAAAGTATTTCTTATCAAATGTTGCCAGAGATTGCCATGTAGATACAACTATCTTCTTATCTTCATCTATCTCATAACCATAATACTTTCTTTGTACATTTGTTTCTGCGTCATACCCATATGATATAAAGTCTTTATACATTTGTTCTACTAGTGATGTAGTTGGTACTACTAATAATATCTTTCCATCACTTTCTCTTATCATTCGTATAATACAATAGATGATTAGAGACTTACCTGAAGCAGTTGGCGATACTAATACAGCACGTTTATTATTGATTGCATGTTGAACCGCTCCTATTTGATATTCTCTTGGTTTGATGTTAGGTATAGATAAACCATCAATATACTTGGAAAAAAGATTGGTAGGATGGTTCACACCAATGGTTTCAGGTGCTTCGTGTGTGATTGTATGTGCGTTCCGGCGACAAAATTCGTTTATATACGGTAGTAACCCATAGTAAATTTTACCAGTTGCTTTACTAAACATTCTTATTTTACCGTCCCAACGTCTTGCTCTTACAGACGGCATAAAGCTGGCACCTGGTACTTGAAATGTAAAAAAATCAGATAAAGACTGTAACAGTCCTAAATCTTCACTTGTACACTTAATATAGGATTCGTTAAACTTTGTTATTTTTAATTCGCTCATTTAATTCTGCATATGAGATATTAGTCAAGTTTGGTATGTCTTTGAATTTATCAATAGGTTTACCTACATGTACATATTCATGTTGAGGATATTTCTTACATAATTTTTCAGTATGGTCTAACCAGTTCTTAGGTTTGATTGCACTTGCACTCTTACCTACATAACCTTTTGTACCTTTGTATATGTTATTGACTTGTTCAGTCTCACTATAATAATCATAACCTATTAGATATATCTTACTATCTTTATCAGACGCCATCAAAGCAATCAAAGTACCTGCATTAGTCTTTTCATAGTAATACTTACCAAGACCTTGTACTTTGTCTTTTCTCTTTGTCCATGTAATTAGATAACCTTCTTGGTCTTTAGATAGATATAGTTTTAAATCATCTTCATTCCAACCATTCTTTATTCTATCTTCTCTTAGTTTTGCCATTAAGTCTCTATTGTTTGCCCAACAAACAAAAAATTTCTTCTTTTCACCTTCCCATTCGTGTTCATCTAAATGAGTTAATTTAGGTTCTGCAATATCTTTACCTATAAACTTATCAACTGTTTCTCTCTTAAACAAGTTTTCATATACAGTTGCTGGGTTCTTTGACCATTGTCTTAGATAACATATATTTTCAAATGCGTAACCACTACGATATATCTCATGGCATATATTATAATCCATTGCAAGTAATATATCAGGTGTAAAATCTCTATACAGTCCGTTAGCACCATATATTTTACCATGTGGTCTTAATGTTTCTAAATCAAAGTCTTTACGACTTTCGCCATTACCAATGCAAAAAATCATATTATATTCCGCCTTCCGTAAATTTTTTCCAATCTATTGCGTTCTTTATCTGAAAACCACGATTAGATATTTGTTTAAGTATATTCTCTAGGTAACTGTTTACTACGTTTAAGTAATCTACTTTTTGTTTCTGTTTAATAATATCAGTATCAGCGTCAATAAATGTACCTACATCTTGTCGTCTTACTTTTAATTCACTGTTATTATCTTTGTATGCCTCTGGTTCTGCTTTACCTAAGTAAAACAACCATTTGCTTTTGTATAGTTGTGAGTATTCACTTTTTGCTTTTGTTAACATAAGTGAGTATGTGGAAAAGTGTTTAAGGTATTTGGCGTGTAAGATTGGTGTTGCTAAACTTTCTCTATCTAGTTCAGTATCGTCTATCTTTAAATCTTTTTCTGCTTGTGTTTGTAGTTCTTCTAAGTTCATAGTAAAATTGCTCCAATAATAAAACCTAAACTAAACATAATTTTATGTGGGTGGTCAATCCACAATATTTCTAGTTTAAATCTCAATTCATTTATATATTTCATCATAATATTATATCACGTTTTTGCCAATTTGGCAAGTTTTTAATTAAAATGGTGTAGAATACTCGTGGTACTTATAACCAAATGTTACCTGTGCTGTGATATATTCAACATCTGTATTGTTTTGATTATATTCTATTGCACTTAAAGCTTTAGGATAACAATCTATAAATGATATCTCTACTTTAGGTATGTTTCTATTTGTTAAGTGTACTAGTTTTGCGTCTGAGTATATTGCACCATCAGGTGTTGCTAAACCAGATTTACCTGGTTCACTTTGTATGCCTCTTGTTTGAGAGTTTGGCATTCTATCTTGTCCTTCTGCTAATAGTGCTTGAAATTTCTCATCACTATCAACTTGTGCTAAAGCTGCCATCCACTCATGTACTTTTCTATAGTTTTGTAATTCTTCATCAACTAAGAAAGTAATTGTTAAATCACTAAACGTCATATCATTACCTGGTATTTTCAGTTGTTGTAAACGAGTAGGTTGATTTAATTCTGATAATGATACATCTGGTATTTGAGCTGCTACTGTATTAAACTCTACAAGTGGTAATTTTACCATCTGAAATTTAAACTTAGTAGGATCAGCGTAATCTAAACCTGCACCACTTGGTTGTTTAGTAGTTATTGTACTATCTGTCATATTACTATTTAGTCTAACCCCTAATGTCTGTCCCTGGTTTAGGTAGTGGTGTTATGATAGTTGTTGTCTCATCTACCTCTTCCCACGCTTTATCGTCTGATAATTTCTTTAATTCTTTTTCTGTATCTGTTAATACTTTTTCTTTTTCTCTTATCTCATCCATTTTTTCTTCTAAAGGTAAAGGATCCTTAGATGTAGGTATCATCATAGCACACACTAATATGATAAGCGATATGATTGTTATCCAGAGATATTGTATTAGTATTTTCATATGATTATTTATTCCAAAAAAAAAGAGGGGAAAATTAATTCCCCTCTCTTTATAATTTACACCGCAAAGGTAATATTACATTAGGTTAGTAACTTTAACCATTCTGTAATAGATGTTTGCTTGGTCAGTACCTGTGTCAGAAGCTTGAGCACTTGCTTCCGCAAATGGATTTCTTACAAGACCGTATCTTGTTTTGAAACCAATTTTTGGTTGGAAAGTGTTCTCACCAACTGCTCTAACCATTTGTAGAGGTACATACGGACAATAGAACATACCAGCGTCATAAGGTGAAGTACCTTTATAACCTACTGTGTAGTATTGTGCCGCTGTGTTGTTTGACGCATAAGGGTCAATGTACACTTTGTATCTACCGTTTAGAGTACCAGCAAAAGTGTTACCTGTGTCATCAACATTTAAACTGTTGTTTAACGCAGGAGCGTAATCTAAGATACCCGCCATTTGTAAAGCAGAAGCAACGTCTGAAGAACAAATAACAATGTTACCTCTTCCTCTTCTCGTTTCTTGTGCAATTACGTTAGCGTCTCTTTCAACTTGGAACATTAGTCCTTTGAATTTTTCAACAGACCATCTACCGTTAGAGTCCGTATCTAAATCAAAAGTACCAGATGTAGTTGTATTAGTGTTAGCACCTTTTTTAGCTTTTTCGTAAATTGTTCTCACAACTTCTCTATTGATTTCAGCAAGGATCTCAGCAGAAAGAATGTTAGCAAGTTCAGTTTCAGCGTCTAAGCCGTGAATTGCTTTAAGGTCTTGTGCAAGTTCCATTGTGTACTCAGCTTTTAACTGTCTAGTCTTAGCTGTTACAGTTGATTTCTCAATTGAGAATGCCATTTCTGCAAATGATGATGAAGCTTCAGCAGTCGCTGTTGCAATACCAGTACCAGCAGTAACGGATGTTGTTGTGTCGTTCATTAAACCAGGATTCAATGTTGCTGAATGTGTTCCAGTTCCAGAGAAATCTGAATCCGCTTCATTAAATAAAGCTTCAGTTCCTGAGTTAGAAGTAAATCTGCTCTTCATAGCGAAGATAAGACCAGTTGGACCAGTCATTGGTTGTACACCACAGATGTCGTAGGCAATAAGATTTGGCATTGCTCTTCTTACAAGTGAAATCAAAATAGGGTCCCAGTTAGCAACTGCGCTACCTGTTACGTTTGCAATTTCACCTAAGAATGCTTTGTCTTCTTTCGCCGCTTTTTCTTGGTTTTCAAGAA